TAGAACCGGGAATCATGGATATGCTTCAAAGAATGCAAACTGGAAGATTTAAAGTATTTAATTACTTGAATTTATGGTTTGAAGAACTTAGGATGTATCATAGGAAAGAAGGTAAGATAGTAAAAATACATGATGATTTGATGAGTGCAACTAGATATGCATCGCAATCTTTAAAGTTTGCTTCTACTGGAAGACCTAAGAACAGACCACGAAAAGCAATTAATACATACGATTATTATGGAGGTAATCAAGAAAGGGCATACGTTTGAAAATGTCATTGTTCCTATATCCGAATTAGATTTGATATGGGATCAAGTTAAAAACGAAATTGTTAGAACTAATGATGAAGTTTTAAATGAAGAAGATGTAAAACAGTATATAAAAGACGGTTATTATACTTTATGGCTAGTAAAAGAACTAAGTTCTAATGATACAGTAGCAGTTTTTACAACAGAATTTGCTTATTATCCAAGATATAAAACTTGTAGAGTAGTAACATTAGCTGGTAGAAGGTTAGATGAATGGGTAAATAGCAAATTACATGACTTAGAACAATGGGCTATAGAACAAGGTTGCTCACATATGGACATGTATGCAAGAAGAGGATGGAAAAAAGTGTTGAAAGAATACAAAGAAGATTGTATTTTATTAAGAAAGAAACTATAACCATTAAATAAAAGGTAAATATGAAAGTCTATACAGAAGTAAATTATGAGTTTAAGAATGGTGTTCTCGTAGAACAATCTTCTAAATCTTATGAATATACAGGTGAAGTATCACTTTGCAAAGGCGGTGGTGGTAATCCTGTCACAAAAACTATAAATAAAGCAGTAAAGGGAACTTCAGGATTTGTAAATGATGCTGTTTCAGGTGCTATGAATGCTGTTGCTGATCCTGCTGGAACAATACAAGGCGGCCCGGGTGGTACATTTGGTGATGTTACAGATCAACTTTACGGCGGGACTTTTCAAAATCTGGTTGAGGGAGCGCAGGGGAAAACTGAAGAAGAAGTAGTTGCGCCTCCAACTTTAGCGGCAGAAGAAGTTGATGCTCAAGGTGCATTAACTGCACAAAACAAAAAAAGGAATCAAGAGGCTGGAAGAGGTGCGGCTAATTTAACCGCAGGGCAAAATGCAACAATGCTAACGTCTTAATTTTATGCCTGAAGAAACACAATCTGGTGATATTGGTGCTATTATTGATAGACACCATGAAAAGTTAAAAAATAATCGTAGAACTTGGGAACGAGAATGGCAGGAAATGGCAGAGTATGTCTTGCCTCATCGTTCTGACTTCACTACAACTCATTCAAAAGGTGATGATCGAATGGGGATGGCGTTTGAAGGTACTGCTATGCGATTATTAAAACGCTTTGCATCAAATATACATAATGTCTTCACTCCAATGGGTGCAGAATGGTTTAAACTAACTACAGGAATTGCTGAGTTAGATAAAAATCGTAATGTAGCTATATGGATGGATGAAGCTACAAAGATTGTTAAACATCATGTTTCAAGACCATCATCTAACTTCCAAAGTGCAGTATATCAATACTATTTGGAAGCAGGGTCTTTCGGTACTGGTATCATATTTGTTGAAGATCAGCCCGGGTTTGGCCCTCGTTATCGCAATTTTCCTCTTTCAGATTGTATATTGGGTTCTGGAAGTGAAATGGAGATTGACACAGTTTTTCGGAACTACAAACAAACTGCAAAAGACTTAGTATCTAGATTTGATCCAGAAACTCTACCAGAGCAAGTAGTAGAAAAAGCCTTTGGCACAAAAATGTTAGATGAATATGATGTTGTTCATGCAGTATTCCCATCATGGACAGCACAAAGTTATTTGCCAGAAGGTTTTAATAAACCATTTGTTTCTGTTCACTACTTAAAAGAAAAGAAATCTATCTTGTCAATAAGTGGTTATGAGGAAATGCCATATATTTGTGCTAGATGGGAAAGATCAGATCGTGAAATTTATGGTAGAGGGCCAACATGGGAAATAATGCCCGATATTAGATTAATTACAGAAATAGATAGAACATATTTAAAAGCAGTTCAGAAAGCGGTCTCACCGCCTCTGTTTGTACCGGATTCTGGACTACTTGACCCCCTAGATACTACCCCTGATGCAATAAATTATTATTCAGTCGGTCTAGGGGGAAAAGACGAGATATTTGAAGTACCAACAAGAGCAAGACCTGAATATGCTGAGAAGTTAAATGCTAAATGTACTGCAAATATACGAGAAGGTTATTTCTTAGACTTGCTTGAGTTACCCGGCCCTGTTGCTCCTGATGGTGACGTTATGAGATTTAGTGCAACGGAAGTATCGGTAAGGATGAGACAAAGAATGCCTATACTTGGGCCAATTTTAGCTAGACAGGAAGGAGAATTTCTTGATCCTCTTATAAGAAGGACAGTTAATATCCTTATGAGATCATTCCAACTACCTGAAATGCCTGAAGAAATGCAGAAGCAGTTTAAGATAGAATATATTAACCCTGTATCAATTTCCATGAGATCAGGAGAAATAAGTTCTATGAATCAACTTTTTGAAATGATAATGCCTCTTGCACAAATTGATCAAACTATACCAATGTATTTTAATACACAGCAAATACTGAAAAATACCGCTGAAGTATTACAAATACCAACTTCTAATCTTAGGACAAAAGAAGAAGTAGATGCAATGGTAAAGGAACAACAGCAACAGCAACAAGCACAACAACAAATGCAACAGGCTCAAGTAGCTGGTCAATTGAATGAATCAATGGCAAAAGCAGAATCACTTAGGTCAGAAGCGGCATAATGGAAAAATCTAAAAGAAAACCTAGTTGGAAAAGAAAACTTAAATATTTAGTTACAGGAGAGATAGTACCCGGATTACCGCAAAGTTTTTACTCTCCCGGTCATCCAGCAGGATTACATGCTGTGTTTGGAGGGGGGGCGCATTCTGGTACTGATAAATCTATTGCTGGTGCTTATGATGTACGGAAAGGTGGTAAATTAAATCCTATAGAAGAACATAAAAGATGGGATTTAATGAATAAAACATTTGAACGGCAACCATCAAGATTGACAAGAATAAAAAGAGTAAGTAAATCAATTTTAACTGGTAAGGCTTTACCTTTAAGATATAAAACATTTACTGATTAATGATTTCACGCTGGTTACAAGAGAAAGAAAAACGTACACGATTTAAAGAGGTCTTTAGTGGGGAAGAGGGACAAGATGTAATTGCGGCTTTAGCCAATGCACATTTTGTTTTTAGAACTTCTCATGCTAGTGACCCTTATACATCTGCATGGCAAGAAGGCCAAAGAACTGTGGTAATGGAGATAATAAATCTCGTTGGTGCAGATTTAGAGGCCATAAGAAAAAGGATTGACTTGCAGGAACAGGCTCGTGTTGAAAGACGAGCATAACCTTTAACTAAAAAAACTATGTCAGAAGAAGCAATAGCTCCTGAAGAATCAGGGCAAGCTGATAGTGGCGAATCTTCGGCTTTACAATTTAACGCATCCACTATGCCGGAAGGTTTAAGGGATGAACCTAGTCTCCAAACATTTGACTCAGTAGATAAACTCGCTAAGTCCTACGTTAGTGCAGTCAAAATGATTGGTGGCAATCCAGACAATCTTATTTCCCTTCCACAAGAAGGTGAAAGTATGGATGGTCTATATAATCAACTTGGAAGACCAGAACAAGCAGACGGATATGATTTTGGTGAAGATGACGAAGGAATTCTTGATAATTATAAAGAATTCGCACATGAAGTCGGGTTAAGCCAACATCAAGCAGAAAGTGTTCTTGGTGCTTATGAAACTATTCAAGAAGAAGAAGCAGAAAATTTTCAACAAAGCATAAAGGATTTAGAAGTTAATTCTACTATTGAATTGCAACGTGAATGGGGCAAGAATTTCGATGGTAATATGGATTATGCTAAAAGAGCTTATGCACAATTTGCTTCACCACAATTATCAGAGATTTTAGATGATACAGGTCTTGGAAATCACCCTGAAGTGATCAAGGCTTTTTCTAAAATTGGACAAATGTTAGGTGAAGAATCACTTGCGGTAGGGACAGGATTAGGTCGTAATCAAATGTCACCGCAATCAGCGCAGGAAGAGATTCAGGCTCTTTATAGTGATAAGGATTTTTCAAAGTCATATCGTGACAATACAGATCCTAATCACGGAACTGCGATGAAGAAAATGGATAGGTTGTTTAAAGCGGCATATCCATCTCAACAACGAGTAAGGTAGTTTCACCCCTCCATAGTGGAGGTAAGGCCGACACAAGAGGAAATAGATAGACAAGCATCTGCCCTATCAAAATTCTCTTGAGACCCTTTATGGATAATCTCTAGGTTAGAGTGACTTTAATTTATGCACATAGTGTGCATGAGATTTCTATAAAAGGTAAATTATGGCTAATTTTTATGACATTGAAACGTCGTATATACATCGCTATTCTGCTGATGTATTACATGCGCTTCAACAAAAGACAACAAGGATTCGTAATTTCGTTACGAACAAACCAAATTGTCAAGGTGTCGCAGAGTTCATTGATAAGATCGGAACTAACGAAGCACTTGACAAAGTTGCTCGGTTTGCGGATTCACCAGTACAAGCCATAGCCCATAAACGTAGGAGAGTATCAGCACAACCTAAAAATGCTGGATTCTTTGTAGAAGGTTTTGACACTCGTAGAATGAACTATGATGTGT